CTGCTGGATTACAGTTTGTGCTGAACTCATAGTCAGTGAACATATTATCTAGGTTGAAGAGTTCTCTGAAGTCATGCTCTATTAAGTTTCTATAGTAATCGTTTGTGAATGGTGCGTCGGCTGGACTAGTCGCTGTCGTTCCATGTTCTGGTCTGCCTTCTGTAGCGCAGGTCATTATTACCAGTCCATCTGTCATTCGCACCATGTTCTCGAATGTCTCTGCCCAATACTTATTGTGCTCAAAGCATTCGCAGCTAATAGATGTTCTGAAGTGATTGTCAGGGAATGTGAGCAGATGTCCTGATTCAACTAGGTCTACATTCTTACCAGTCCCTAGGTCTACGCCTAGATAGTCGCATCCACTGAAGAATCGTCTTACGTTGCCATTGATGTCTAGCGATCCAATCTCTAGTACCTTGCAATTGTTGAAGTAACTCGGGTACATCGACTGAACACGATGCACAAAGTTAATCTGGCTCTCGTGGCTCATTTCTTTTTGTTTCGTGCGCTTATTGCTGACGCCTTCTTCTTTGCGTCATCCTTGCTTGATGCGCCCCATGCTTGCAGAGATAGCAGCAGGCGAGTAGGACTACCATCCGGCTTACGCTCTGGCCCTGGCATATTGCCCATGCGAGCCAAGAAACTAGCGCGACGAGGATTGTCTCCAGTCTTTACCGGAGACTTTAGATCAGAACCTGGATTAGCGGCTTCGTAAGACTTGCGGCCCTTCTCATTCAGCCCACCAGTCTTAGCCTTACCTTCTGCCCTAGTCCATGCTGGAGTTTTTTTCATAGCAGTCCAGGATTACGCCGAAGAATCTCGGCTAGTTGATCATCGAAAGTCACATAGTTAGATGTGCCCGGCATAACGTCAGCACCAAATCCTTTTTCTTTTTGTTCTTTGGCGTAATTTAATGCTTGCTGCTCAGTCATAAATGAAACAGGCTCACCATATGGCTCACCCTTATATGAAGTTTGCACTCTAAAGTTAGAGCGTGAGCCAGCATCAAGATAACGAACGCCTGGAATACCAGCACCTCTCAATATTTCTGATGCAGCAGCCTCGCCGCCGGATGTACTTGCCAATTTACTTATAATCCGTTCACCAAAAGGGTTGTACGGGTCTTCTCCGACGGTTGTTGTTTTATTAACGGAATGCCCAATTTTTGCGAGCTTGTCTTTAACAAATTCACTTTGTTCGCTTAAAAGTTTGTCGTAATCCAGAAAATGCTGTGGGCCAAGCGGATCAGTTGCTTCTCGCGCACCAGGCCAACGAAGGTTTACTTCGTATAGGTTGCCTGACGTTTTTTGTAAACCACCAAGCGAATTTATTTGTTTCAAAACTTCCAAATCTTTTCTTGCAACATCAGCAACCGGAGAATCACTTTTTGAGATAGTTGAGGCTTTTTCAATAGCACCACTCAAATCGCCTTTTCTTACCAAACTTCTTACATTTAAGTGCTCAATTTGAGATGGGTCAAAAACTTTATCCCCAACCTTAAAAACATCACCAGATAAATTTTTTTGATATTCTTTTGCCACTTGCGGGTTTTCAGCAAAGTACAGCCCATGCCCGTAAACCTGAGCGCCTTCGCCAGTGCCAATCTTGGACATATCAAACTTATCAAACTTGTGCGGACTACCGTGGAATACTTTGATAGCACCCATCATCGGAGCAGCAGCAAGTCCAGCAGCCTTACCAATAGGCCCACCGAAGTCTAGCAATCCAGAGACAGCAGCTTGTCCATAGTTGCCAGACATTGCTTGTCGTGTTGCACCGAGACCAGGAACGAACGGTTCTGCAAGATCAGCAAATAGAGTGCGGATTTCAGCCGGAGTCAGCTTCTTCTTCGCACGCTCAAGTTTGCTAATCGTTTCCATTCTTAATCCTGATGTCGTTGGCAGTTTTTCATAGTTTTTCTACCTGCACCCAGTGGCAACGATAGTCGCCTTCTTTTTGAGTCTGATACCACATTTGTAGACTCTGGCAATCCTCTAGCGTTTCAACAGTCTCTAGTAAAACTAGATGCCCATTTGTCAGCAGGAAGAGATTGAACCAGATAATCACTTTTTCTTGGCAGTCTTTGCTGAAGCCTTGAAAGCAGCAGCAGTAGGTGCGCCCTTGGTTCCAGTCTTACGCATCTTCTCGCCTGATCCTTCAGCGATACGTTTACGTTTAGCGTTAATGTTTGCGTAGAGTCCGTTTTTCATTTCATCTTTTTCTTCGGCATCTTCGCTTCGCTCATCGCAATAGCGACGGCTTGCTTCTGCGACTTAACGACTGGGCCTTTCTTACCGGAGTGAAGAGTACCTTCTTTAAACTCTTTCATGACCTTGCCAACCTTCTTCATTGCAGCAGCTTTTTTCATATCAATCTCCAGGTTAAACCTAGTTCTATATTAATACCTAGCTATAGAGCAGACAATAGAAAACCCTTAAAAACAAAATCTAGTATTACCTTCGATTATTAAGTTTAGGTAATATCTCTGTTTGGTGGACACACCTAGACCATCCTAGATGTGCCTTCAGAGTAATCCATAGCGAACATCTCCGCTCGGAGCCACCCACCCGTCAGCCTTCTCGTTCAAGGGTGCTAACTTCGACGCCCTTGCTCCTGTTTCAGAACTATCCCTTGCTTGTAGGAGCCTCTTCCCGTAGCGCAATCGTTACCCGCCCACTACGGTGCTTACTACAGCCAAAGAAAAACCCCGACATACTGATAGAGGCTTGGCCCTTGGCTTGGGCAATCTCTGACACCGCTAGTAAGTGTCTTTGACCACACAAGCCCCTATCACTACACCGGGGTCACTAGCGATGCCTGATTGCCAGATCAGACGACTATAAGGTAATGCTTATGCTCCATGCGTGTCAAGTATAAGAAAGTCTGATAGCACACAGAAAAAATTTGTGGGACTATGGCTCATCGACAACTTACTACCAAGGAGATAAAACATGGCTTCCATCAAGATTCTTGCTGATACTTTTGCCCCTACTGTTGTTGCCCCTGAGAATCTCGGCAAGCGTTCGCGTCTTGCTGAATTTATCAACGGCACGGTTGATGTTCAAATTGGCAATCAAACGGTTACAGCTTACGCAATGCGTGGCGACCTTGGCCTTCATGTTTTCGGCTTTATTGGACGTTACAAGTCGGCGGGTAAGGCTTGGAACGCGTCGGTGGGTTTGGACAAGCATGGTCGCCTTAATGTCTGGTTTGGTCGTGACGATCGCGCCAGCAAGTTCAACAAGCAAAACGGCATTTCTTGGGAACCCGAAACTTACTTTGCTTAATAACCACAGGGGGCTTCGGCCCCTTATGTTTCCTATAAGAAAGTCTGATAGCACACAGACAAAAAGTATGGGACTATTACTCATCGACGCAGCACACGCAGCGTCCCAAACGAGACAGGAGAACAAAATGCTTCAGACCAACATCCGTAACTTCTACCCGACCCTTGCTGCTGCCGCAAAGGTTGCAGAGGCTAACATGATTTCTGATCCTGATTGGTCTTATGTCTGCGAGTCTAATGACGATGGCGCTACTTGGTCTGTAGCAATTTATGATGAGGACAGCATAAAAGTTGGCTACATCGGCTAATCAACAGGGGGCTTCGGCCCCCTTTTTACTTGCCCTGCGAACGTACTCATCCATCTCCGCTTGCAGGATGTCCAGACCAATCTGGATACCCTCGCGGAATTGCTGAGTCGTAATCTCTAGCCCATAGTCTGCCGACACTGGTAGTTGCTTTGGTTGCTTGATCCAGCAGTCTAGAATTGCCTCGCAGATGATGTGCATGGTGCGCTTAGGATGCGTCTTGCGAGCCATGTAGACCGTCTGCAAGTTAGCCATCAGTTCCTTGCGTCTGTGCTTCTCAGAACGTATCCAATAGGCTAGACAGCCCATGCCTCGACGACGCGTATCACTCAACACCACAAACTTCCCTCGCTACTGTTGCCCAAGACTCAAGACTACATTCGACAGTGTAGTCAAAGTCGTGCCACCAATCAGCATCCTGGGTGTGTAGATGTACACACAATGGATATACAGCTCGCCATTCTCCGCGCTGGCGTTTGTATACCAGCAGTGGGATTAGCCCCTTCGACTGGCGACAAGTCTGCGACCACCAATCCTTAATGTCTCCAAGCGTAGCCTTAGAGTGATCCTTGACCTCGACTGCCCATCCCGGCACACCAATCAAGTCTGTGTCCCCGTGGTCATTCCTGACGCGCCTGTGAGCATTCCAGCCCGTCAGTTCAAAGATTATATTGGCTACGGCACGTTCACCACGCTTGCCCTTGTCTCGGCTGAACTTACTCACTTTCCATCTCCAGCAGCAAGTCGATGTAGTGCTTGGCTTTCAGCAAGTCTTGCTTGCCGCCCTTCTCACGCCAGCGCACCAGATACTTGATAGCATTGCCCTCGCAGAACCCAATCTTGTTTTTGTGGATAAACTCAATAGGCTCGATTGCAAAGTTCTTGTAGTGCGTGCCGCCGATCTGTGTGTCTAACGCAGACATTCTTTTACCTTTTCCAAGAGTTCAAGTTCTGTAATCCCATAATACTTTTCAAAAGCCTTGCGTCCCATACCATGCAAGCCTGAGTTGCCTCGATGATGCTCAGGACAAAGTGGGATCACATCCATGTTGCTTGCCCTGCGTCCAGCACCAGTGCCAGTTCGAGGATGATGCAGTTCTGCCGGGGTTTCTCCAAGGTTCAGATGCTTGCACAGGATGCAACCAAGTTCTGCCACCTTGCCCATATACTGCTTTTCAGCCTTCGTCACTAAATATCACTCCCTTTTCAACTGCCCATGCCTCGACACACAACATATAGTCGCCAAACTCGGCAACGGATAAGTCTGTGCTGGACATACCTAGATTGATGATCTCGCCATCTGGCATACGCAGTTCACGCACACCAATAAATCGACGCTTGAAGTACTCGTGCCAAGTGTCAGCATCGAATCCGAGTTGGTCACTTATATCGTGTACGATTGCCCAGTACCTGCGGTTTTGTAGGTTCCTGCGCTTTTCTTTCTCGGAGTGCAATGTCAGCAGCATAGGCTGACCAGTCAAAGCCTGCCTCATAGCCGAGAATGCCTGCTTCAGTCCTTCCGTCGAGTTCACTCGAAACTTTAGTGCCTCTTTCGATTCCGTTCTCACTCGCATATCTAACTTTGCAATCTCCAAAGACAGACTTCACTTGATCCACAAATTCTGCAATCTTCGGCATTAGCTGCCGATTCTTTCGCTGTACCTCGGTCTCCATCTGTTGCTCTCCCCATAGAACTGCCCTTCGGGGTTAAAGAATAGCCCAATGCGACCTTCCCAGTCTCCGTGACGATTCTTGTCGCAGACCAGTAAAGCATCGACACCATCATCATCTTCACCGTTCTGGATGCGCTGCTCTTTCTTCTTATTGCGCCACACTGAAAAGCATTGGTCTACCTGATCCGTAATCGAGCCAGAGCCTTTGCTGTCATATTTTCCCGGCACTTGAGATTCGTCGGCCAGCTTGCGACTGTGGTGAACAATGTGGATATGAATGTTATGGTCTCTGGCGATAGAACATAGTGCATCAATCATCAGCTTCTGACCGTTGTAGTCGTCTTCATTGCGAACAGTCTTCATGAGGCTGTCCACCACAAAGTGCTGCACACCTTTTACGTCAGCACAGTATTGGATAACTTTGAGCAGTTCTTTGCTGTCCACGGTTCCCTGCTGGTCGTATAGCCACAGTCGACCAGCCAAGAAATGGTGGAAGTCCTTGATGAACTTCTCCGTCGGGCCAGCAAAGCCTAGTGCCTGCTTAGTCATGCGCTTGAGTGTAGCGGCTGGTTTCATTTCGAAACTGGCGATGCAGACGGTTGCCCCTTGGAATAAGAAGTCCAGCATCACATGAGAAGTCATCATCGACTTGCCGTGACCATTGATGCCCATCCATAGGCTTACTTCTTGCGGCCGGAACCTGATGTTCTCCTGCGTCTTGGGCCAAGGCAATGTGTGTCCAGATACGCTCTCAGGGTTAGCAAACGCGTCTAGTACAACATCCATGTATTCATCTGCGGATCGGATAGCCAGTGCAGTCCTGGGTGGTTGATAGCCTTCTAGGTCTTTCGGTGTAATGAGCATTGTTCCTCCGTGTGAGCCTTCAGTCTGCCACAAAAAAAGTGTTGACACGGTAACTTTTTTGCGGATGATACGGGTTGTGCATCCCGCACCTGGAGAGACGAAATGTTTGATGATATGAAGGACATGACCACAGCGGAGTGGGTAGAGGCAATCATCTTCGCGCTGTTCGTTCTGGTGTCAGTTCCAGCCGTGTTTGCAATCGCGGAGCTGGCAATTGACTAATGGCCAAAAGTTGAAGCAATGGCGCATTGAGCAAAATTTGTCGCCTAATCGTTTGGCATCGCTGTTATCAGGAATCACAAAAAAGCCCACTAGCAGACACACAGTCATGCGATGGGAAAAGCAAAAACGAATACCTTACACGCTTTACTCAAATGCAATTTACGAATTGACTGATGGTTTAGTTGATTTCTCACAAGAAGACAAACCTAGATTTAAATTTATCAAGGAACTGAAATGACACACGATCAGTGGTTGGAACAGCCCTACGTTAGTTCAGCAGATCGTCAATCCAGCATGGAATTGATGATTGAAGAAATCTTTTATGGTTACGACAAGTTGGCAATGTTCGCGGAGTTTATGGAAGATGCAACCTACGATGACATCCTCGCGCAGTACA